CTTGTTCCCCGATAGGTCGTACCAAGATTCTCCGTAGTATCGTATATCTGCCATCTCCATCCATATCCGGGAAGCCCCATCATGATTTTGTCCGGGTTCATTGCATTGGCAGCATAACTGTAGATGCCTTCAAGCCAGCTTCTCGGAGATACCGGTCTCGGTGCTGAACCCGCCCAACTCATACCATAACTCATGATTGCTGCTGTGTCGCAGTATGCATCCAAATCGGCATACACGCACCAATTCTCGCCGCCAACTGAACCGCCAACACTGGTCATACCCGGAAGGCAGATGTTTACATGAAGGTTTGCTCCCTTTGCTTTTACAGTAGAGTAAATCCGTGAGAACAGCGCATTTGCCTTTGTTCGGTTCGCCAACTCCCCTCCACGTTCCAAATCAATATCTATCCCGGAACACCACGGATATTTGTCAATAATTCTCACGATTTCTGAAATGAACGTATCCTGTGCGCCATTCGTATTCTCTCTAAGTGCTGTAAAAATAGAGGCAGTCCCATGATTCATAATGGTCAGAAGCCATTTAATATGTGGCCATTTCTTTACATAAGGAAGGATGGTGCTGACCGCAGTTCCCGTCTCGCTGATTGTTCCATCTGCTGAAACTTCAAAGGTAAAAATACCAACATGAGACAGCTTATTTCCTTTTTCTCTTAACACCTGATGCATTCTCGTATTTCCCATGAATGTCCATGCCATGACATTTCGGTTACTTGCCCTTCTCACATCCGTTTTCCTCCAATCCCGTATGCCATCTCCTGAAAAGACATGCGCACAAGTGCTGACTTCCTGTCCTTTACCTTAATCTGGTGCTTACTGTCCCCTGCTGCCGAATAAGAATAAAACCCATCAGCCTTAATCCTGTTTCCATTCCTCGTTACCAATCTGGTATCAGAATTAATTTCTACAACATCATCTTCCGAAAAGGCACTCTGCAGAGTCAGCTTATGACTTCCATAGTTATGAGCCACGCTCATATCTCCTGCTGCCATCATATCTTTCGGAATGATGTGATAATTCAGTCCAGCCGATACTTCCCCATCATTGGTGATCACCGCTGTAACACCGGAACGTACAATCCCATTAAAAAAGCGGACAGGTGTTATTTCCCCATCCACACGGTTCTTCTGCAAAAGTTCCAGATTGTTTACCACATACCCAGTCAGCCACTTACCTTCCTGAAACATGATATCTGTTATATAAAAGGTTCCGGTACAATCCTCTAAAACCACATTTACAGTAGCCTTTGCCACCTTCTTTTCTTCATGCGTATTGATTGTCCCGGCAAATCGAATAAACTCCATCCTTACACCTCCTGTGCATCAAAGGTGTACCTCTGTTCTGACACATGGGAAACCCATGCGGTTGCCACCGAACCACCTTGCAGCATAATATCCGTAAAGCGGACGATGCCTGTACAGTCCTGCACCACAACTCTTACCGTCAGTTTTTTCACTTTTTGTATTCCGGTAACACTGACTGCTCCTGCCGACCTCGTAAAATACATGGTGCATTCCTCCTAATACAACTCTACAAATCTTGTTTCTTCCGAACCGTCCTCATATTCAATCACAAGTTCAATGCCAACTCTGCCATTCGCACCCTTTTTCAGATTCTCTGTGGCTATGCTTGCCGATACTGTGTAGCTGCTTCTGGTAGCCGGATATACTTCCTGCGACAATGTTTTTGTGGTATTCAACGCTCCCACACACTTAAAACTTGCATTGCCGGAAGCACCATTCTCTCCGTCTACATCAAAACCGGAATTCTGCCAATAGCTGAATCCGTCATCTGCTCTGGAATTCAACAGATGGTTGTTCACCACCAAATCCTTCATCTCCTGTCTGTCCAGCAAATCCGATGAAGAGAGGGTATCTGCTGCCTTCTCCCATGAAGCAGAAGAATCACCCAGTTCCTTTAATTTAGTGGAAAGCTCAATGACTGTCTTCAAGGCTCCTGCACGTTATAGTCCATGCGGATAATTCTGGTACTGATTCGGATTCCCAAGTCTTTGTCATCCACAGTTACCACATCACCAATACCAAAACTCTCATGCTCCCATCCTGTTAACACCGACAGATCCATTACCTGTATAACATAAGAAATGCTCGGTTTTGAATAATCTGCCAGTCTCATTTCGGTATATTCAAGCATCTGATAGGGATTCGTAAAAGAAGAACAATCCAGAGTAGATACCCTGATTTCGGATGAATATTCGGTATTCTCCACATATTCCTTTCCGTTATTGATACTTGCAAAGGTCATACCATCCGCACCGTAGGCATAAAGCCTTGTTACAAGGCTTCGGGTGTCTACAACTCTCTGTATAGATTTCATGTTTTTGCGGTAAGCAAACACAGCTCCGCTGTTGCTACCTGACTGTGTCAGAAGGCTGACCTGTTTATTTACATTATCAAACTCCAAATCACCACCATAAATGGACTGAATGGTACGAAGCATGGAAAGGGCATTTTTATCCGTGGACTGCCAGGAACGTTTCGTTGATACCGTTATTTTTCCAACACTCCATCCGGTTCCCTGCAGTGCATAAGCCATCGGTTTTTCTGCTGTTTCCGCTCCATATGTCTGTTCACTTTTCTTTTCAGAATACGCAAGGTCATAAAACGCAGCTTCCGCATAAATGCTCGTTACCGTCTTTCCGTCCTCACCCTTATCATCCGTGACTGTTCGGATACGATAAATGTCCTTAGTAATCTGCAGTTTCTTTTCATTATCAAGATATGACCGCTTCCCATCTTTGAATGGAATGGAAAATTCCAAATAGTCAGAACCGTTCAATTCACTCGTAACAATAATGTCATAAGCATTTTCCAATACTGCTTCCCTGATACCGCTGTCACTTAACACCACCGGCCTTGCATATCCCAATTTAGAATAGGGAGCCTTTGGTGTCTCGTATATCTGAATTGCCGCCAGTTCCGGTGTCATAGAGGTATCTGTTGTAGAAAGCGTCATCTGTATCTGAATGTATCTTAAGTTTGGAGATTGTATCACTCCATCCGTTCCAACCGCTTCCCAATCTGAAAAAGATGCATCTTCCAAGGAATCCGATGTCCTTGTCTTAACTTCCGAAATAGAAGTAATTCCTGCATCCACTGTACCGACAAGCTGTATCTTTCCTGCTCCGGCAAGCCCACCTTCCCCAAGGTCTAAAATCCTTGTATAAAGAACACCGCTTTCTGCATATATACCATCCGTCTGCTTTAAGGTCACACTGCCCGGATTTGATATGGCATCCACAGACGAGTCCACATCTGCACCATTTGCTAACAGGCCGGAAAGAAAGTGCGCTTCCAAATCATCAATTGTCAAATCAGAGTCCGTTTCATAAAACCAGTCATCAAATCCTCCGGCAAAGTAGTAACTGTCTGCATACATTCCCATGACGATATCAGCAGTACAGGAAGGATTCAATTCTCCGATAAAAGAACGGATCGCTGTCTTAAACACATCTCCTGTACTTCTGTCACAGACAAGGCTCTGTACGGTCTTTTCCTCCAAATCAATAACCGTTCCAATAAAATACGCACCATTGTTTTGCAGCACCACCCCCATCGGGTCCGGCTCGATAACGTCATAAATCAGCGTACCAGAAGCATCGTAAATCATATTTCGCAATCTTCCTGAACGAAGGGAAATATAAAACAGAGGATTGCCCGGACCGCTTCTGGTACTGAAAATAGGCACAAATGTTGTCCCTACCGAATAAGTAGTCGGATATATCCATCCTCCTGCCACAATTCTTTTTCCCAATTCTGTGAAGAAATCCCCCGTATTCGTTGCCCTTAGATGTGTTTTTTCCGTTGTCGGATTTACAGTATTGAACCGAAAAAATTTCCCAAGTTTTCCGGCACGGGTAGATGCTGTTGTTCCCGACCAGCCATTGATGGTAAAATTTCTCGCATGACCGGACGAATCATGCAAAGTTGTATCATCACCACTCGGTGAATCATTCATTTTCCACTGTGCCTGTGTATTGGCTGTTTTCCGAAATTCGCCCGTAAAATCCTCGGTTGCATTTACAAGCAATTTTAATCCCATTACACCCACCTGCTCCTTCCCTGTATCGTAAGCTCCGTAAAAGCTGCACCACTTACAGAAACCAGAACCTCATTGCCTCCCGGATTCAGTTCCGGGAACACTAACTCATCAAGCTGTGAAAGACCGTTTCTCAACGTCTCCCCGGTATTAGAATCCACCACTTTGGCTGTCAGTTTTGCCGTATCAAGCACAAAGGTTTCTCCCTCCGCAAGTTTTCCTTTTACACGAACCAACTCCCCATTTACTTCGATATCCACATAAGAAGAGGTGCTATCCATAATCGCTTTTAATTCAAAAATCGGTTCAGATATAAGATTTCCCTTTTGTCTGTTTACAGTGGTCTTGCCCTCTGCTGCGATAGAAAACACCTCATCCTCTACGGCATAACCGAATGGATCAGGACAGATAAACTCCAAAGAAAACGTACCTGCTGCCCGTGATACCCTTTCCATGCTGATTTCCGTATTCAGTCTCGCCATAAAATACCTGTCCGGGTACTCATCAAAAATCAATGGCTGAACCCCTCTGTACGGATTCAGCCACCCATTAATTTCATCTATTCCATGTACCAGAGCAGAAAAGTCCTGCTCCGGGAACACGGAACATTCCACCGGAATGATACGCTCGGAATACTCCATTCCAAAATCCAGTATCCCTGACCTTCCCGGTATGCTTTCCGTATTATTTCTGAAAGCCGGAAGCATAGGATATCCCGTAATTCTTGCTTTCAGCTTTTTTTCCTTTGAATGAATTCCCTGAAATGAAAATCCCATGCTTCTCCTCCTTCTTAGGTGATTGGTATAATTCCCTGTGCCCTCGTTCCCGACTGCATCAGGTTATATAATCCCTGTGATACCTTTCGGATATCATCCTCACTTCGTACTACCATCTGTGCTACACTCACAAGTGGACCGGTATAAGTACTGTCTCTTATACACATCTCCGAGCCCAC